TCGATGCGCTGGCCGAGCGTGGTGACGAACGAGAGCGCGAAAGAGGGATCGACCTGCTCCTTTTGCTGCACGTAGGCGACCGCGCGCCACACGGCGTACTCCTCCCAGCCGTCCACGCCGTCGAACGTATCAGAATCGCTTACAAGTCGAACGCACGCGGGCACGTACCAGTGCCGCACCGTGTAGCCGCCCGTGGGGGCCGGAAGCAGGCTCAGGTTGTCCTGAATGATGCGGAAGGCCGCGGGCACGCCAGGGTTGGGCGTGCTGGTGCCGAGGAGCATCGCGCGTTCGTGGAACGAGTACGAGCCCAGGCGCATGCGCGAGCCGCCGTAATCGAGCTCCACGTACAGCGTCTGGTAGTGGTCCGCCGGGAGCGCGTAGGTTTCGGCGCCCGTCGTCGCGATGGTCTGCTCCTTCGCGTAGTACTCTTGCCCGCGCGAGCCGATCAGCCGGTCGTAAAGCTCCGCGAGGCTCTGGTTGATGTACTCGTTGATTTCCGAGTCCGAAACGAACTGGTTGCCAACGAGGTCGGCACGCAGCCGAACATCTGAGCGCATTTGTCCAAGCGTTCGACTGCGTGCCATTTCCTTACTCCGAGCAGGCCATCACGAACGCCTCGAGAGCGTCCGCAAAGGCTTCCTTGTCGTTGCTCTTGATCGCGGACATCACGTCCGCGGCCAGTGCCTTCTTTTCCTCGGCGTAGTTCTCGGAGGCCGGGGCCTCCTCCTCGTCGTCCATTTCGCCCTTCGGCCCGCGGCCGAGAGCGATGAGAAGCGCGGGCTTCTTCATGGTCAGACCTGCGAGTTCTTAAGGACGAGCGTGACGTTGACGCGGTTCCCCGTCGCGGCGGCCACGTTCGCGAGAGCTGCGGAGCTCAGGTCGTAGAGGCGCACCTGGATGGTTTTCGCGTTGAGGTCCACGGCGCCGATGTTCGCCGCCACCTTGTCGTCGGCGCTGGCGAGCTGGAGGCTCGCCGTGGCCGAGAGAAGGGAGGGGTAAACGTCCTGCAGCGTGATGGTGTAGACGCCCGTTGCCGCGAGGACAACGGAGGCCACGCCTCGGCCGGTGATGGTCGAGGCCACCGGGTCGCTTGCGCCGTTCGTGGCGAAGCTGAACCCGAGAAGGACGACGCCCGGATCGGCGGCGCCCAGGAGCTGAACGAAAGAGCGGGCGGCCATCTGGGTTGCCTCTCAGTAGGTGGTGGTGGCGAGGTAGTTGAAGCCGCGGCCGTTGAAGGCCGGGGCGCGACAGCGGAGGTTCGCGTACGAGCCGATGCGGATCTGGTACGCGTCGTCATCCGAGACGCGCAGGATCTGCTGGTTGTCGTAGTCGAGGATGTGCGGGGCCGCGTTCAGCGAGAAGAGGTCCCACGAGTCGAGCTGGAGCGCGAAGATCTGGCTCTGCGGGACGTTGATGTCGCTGACGCACTTGAGCGGCCCAGCGTCGCCCATGAGCGTCACGGCCTGGAAGCCGATCTCCGCGTCCTCGATGCTCACGGCGCGGTCGTAGACCGTGCGGCTGCCGAGGAACTTCACGAGGCTCGCGAAGTCGCGCGGGTTCATGAAGCAGTGGTCCGGACGGCCGCCCTCCGCGTTGATGTCGGAAGCGAGCTGGATGATCGCCTCGTCCGGAGCCGCGCCCGTGCAGTCGAGCGAGTTACCCGCGAGCGAGGTCTTGTCGGTCGTGCGGGTCACGCCGTAGATCGCCGCCTGGAACTGCGCACCCGCGTTCGCGCCCGTGACCGCGCCGGTCTGCGAGCCCGCGAGCCACTGCGAAACGCCCGTGATCACGCGGGAGTTCGTGAAGACCGTGGCGTCCGAGGTCGAGAGCGTGCGGTCGCCGAAGCGCGCGATGTACTGGCCGCCCGAAACGCCCGTGCTGCTCGAGAGCGTGATGGTGCCGGCCTTGCGGTCGACCGCCGTGACGAGGTACGGCACGGTGTCGGTGTTGTTGACCGCCGTGTCCATGAGGAACGACGAGCTCGAGAAGAGCGAAACGCGCTCGCCGAGGTCGAAGTTGAACGCGTCCGAGGGCGTCGAGAGCGTCACGACGCTGCCCGCGATGCTGCCGACCTTGCCCGCCCAGGCGCAGCCGTCGCGGAAGAGGTTTCGCGCGATGGAGCGCATCGCCGTCATCATGGCGAGGTCGATGGTGTCCTGGAAGAGATCGACCATGGCGCCCTCGTCCATGACGGCGGCCTTCATGGCCTCGCCGCTGATCGTCGCGAGCGAGTAGTCGCTCTTACGCGTCAGGGTGAAGGTCTTGTAGGTGTCCGAGTAGGACGTGGAGAGCTCGTTGGAGCTCTTCGCCGCGCTGAACAGCGCCGAGCCGCCCTGCGTGGTGTTGATCGTGAGCGGCACCTCGACGGACTTACCGACGAAGTTCGTCTTCTTCGCGAGCATGGCGAAGAAGGGATTCACCTTCCGGAGTTCACGGGGAACCGTGTAGTCCGGGTACAGGAACTTGATGATGTTGGTAGCGGTAGTAACGTCCAAAACGGCCATGTGAGACTCCGAAACAGGCGAGAGATGTTGTGAGGTTCTCCCGCCTCGGAGAATCAGCCGCCGAGACGACCGGCCTTGAAGAGCTGCGCCACGTATTCCTTACGCGCGTCGCGGTTCATGCCCCGAAGGTCGGGGGCCGCGGTGCTCTTCTCGCCGGCTCGAGCGGTGCTCAGGGTGCGGGAGGTTCTCGGCTTGCCTGCTGCGGGGCCGTTGCCCGGTGCCGCGGCAGTGCTGGCGCCGCGTCGAGCTTCGCGCTCGCTCACGTGACGATACTCCTCGCTTGCCAGGTAGTCCAGCGCCTCCGCGATCTCTTGCAGGCTCGGCACCTTGCCGGTCTGCTTGTAGTACTGCTCCTGGAGCTGGTACGCCTGCGCCTTCACCAGCTCGGGGTGGAGCTCGGCGCGGGCCGCGAGGAACGGGAACTGCTCTTCCTGCTTGGCCATGCCGAAGAACTCGGCTTCGGCCTTCGCGCGGGTCTGCTCCATTTCGCGGGCCGTCTGGCCGCGGCGGTAGTCCTCCAGCTCCTTGCGCTGCGCTTCGAGCGCCTCGCGGAGCTCGCGGAGCTGGGCCTCCGGCGTGCCCTCGAGCGCCGCGCGCTCGGTGAGGTCGCGCACGTCCACGCCGAGCTCCTTCAGGCCGGCCAGCGGGTCGCGCGCCATGGCCTCGCGGGCTCGCTTGAGCTGCTCGAGCTCGCGGCGCTCCATGTCGAGGCGCATGCGCTCGCGCTCGATCTCCATGCGCTGCGCCTCGGCCTCGCGGCGAAGCCGGTTGGCCTTCTCGCGAGCGCGCACCACGGCCGCGAGCTTCGGCGCGTCGTCCTCGTCCTCCTCGGTGGCCTCTTGCTGCGCCTCCGCGCCACGCAGGAGCGCCGGCGCTTCGTCGACGGGCTCGCCGTCGTCCTCGGTCTCTTCGGCCTCCTGGCGGGGCTCCGGTGCAGCCTGCGGGGCCGGCGTGGCCTTCGCGGGCTTCTGCGCGGCCTTGAGCGCGTCGAGGGCCGCCCTGCGGCGGTCTGCGCGGTCGTCGCCGTTGGTGCCGACGAACTGGGCCGCCTGCTCGGTCTGCTGCGAGCCGGTGGCGATGGGTGCGGTCATTTCGATCATGTGTCACTCCGCTAGGCTAGTGCGGGTGCCTGCCCGGCGAGCTGCGCCAGGTCAGGCGGGAGGCCCGCGCCGCCAGGAGCGGCGGGCGGGGCGGGTGGCTGGGACGCGGCCTGTAGATCCTGCGCGCTCTGGATGTACCGGCGCAGGAGCTCGAGGGCCACGGGGTCCGCGTCGTTCAGGCGCGCGAGGTTGTACGCCTTGACGCCGCGCTGGAGAATCATGCCGAGGTTGTCGAACGGCTCGGCGATGATCGGGAACTGGCGCACGAGGATCGCCTCAATGTTCCGGTCGATGATCTGGAGGTCGGAAAGGTCCAGATCGTTCTCGGCCTGGAGGTCCGGCAAGTCGAGCACCTCGCGAAACTGCGGCACGGTGAGCGCGCCGAGCTGGAGGAGCTTTTCGCCCTGGTCGATGCGAGCGGCGAAGTCGCGAGCGAACTGGCTCGTCGGCATCACGCGGATCTCGTACTCGTCGTCGTCCATAGCCACGTCGCGCCAACGGATCGTCTGCGCCCGGCCCTTGCCCATGACGCGGACGGCGAACTTCGGGTTTTCCTCGGCCACGGTGGCGCACGCACGGATGGCGAGCTTGGCAATCTCGACGTGCCACGACGCAAAGGCGCGGTGCATCGCCAGGAAGCCTTCGGCCTCCACGTCGTCGAGGGTCTGGAGCGCAATGCCGCTCGTGACGCCGCCCGGCTTCTGGTTCGCCACGCTCATCGCCGAGGCGCCCGACATCTCGGTCATCATGGGGCCGAGGTCGGTGAAGTAGCGGTAGAGATCCGGCGCCACGGCCGGCGGGCTGAACGGCTGAATCTGGCCCGGGTTCGCGCGCCAGATCGTGCCGGGCTCGTTCGTCATCTGCTCCGTGCTGAACTCCACGCCGGGCGCCACGATGAAGTGAGCCGAGCTCATGATGCGGAACGTGCGCTGGAGCTTCGCCGCGGTGAACTCAAGCTCGCGCTGGATGGGGAGAAGGAGCTTCGCGAGCGGCACCGGGAAGAAGCCGACCGGGGGCGCGTAGAAGCGGAGCACGGCAACCGGGAACGTCGGGTCCGTCCACTCTTCGGAGAGAAGCTCGAAGCCCTCGATGGCGATCACATGCCGGCCGGGCTTGTCCTCGGTGCCGAGGCTCCACGCCTCCACGACGCGCACGGCGTCGGGGTTGTACGTGCTCGTCAGGCGCGTGCTGCCCACCTGGGCCGGCATCGGCGCGCTCATGATCGCGCTCTCGTGCTCGGGGAACATGTCCGCGAGGGCCCCGCGGTCGAAGTCGTCCACGTAGTAGAGGCGCCGCGGCATCCCGCCGTTGCACTCGGCGTCGCGCAGGTGAAGACACCACGGCTTCAGCCGCTCGAAGTTGACGCGGTTCGGCTCCGGCGTGACCTTCACGGCCGCGAAGCCGCACAGGAGCGCATCGCGCACGCCAAGATCTGCGATTTCGTCCATGCGCTCGGTCGCGAGCAGGCCCTCGAGGAAGAGCGAGAAGCCCTTCGCCCTCGCGCGCGTCGAGTAGTCGCCGCCCGTGCTCACGGCCTGCGGGAGAATCTTGTTTCGGATGATCTTGGCCTGGATGGTGTCGAGGACGCGCCGGTACTTGTTGGGCGTCAGCACCTCCTCGTCGATGCGGCGGTACGGGTTGCCGCGCCGGCCGTTCGTCGGGAGCTCCACGTCGTACGCCTCGAGGTAGCGCGCGTAAGCGTCGAGCCGGGCTTCGCTGCTCTGCTCGAGCTCGCGCACGGTCGCCCACACGCCATCCAGCGCCGCCTTGCCTGCGAGAGCCCACCACCTGATCGATTGAGTCGCCATCACCATCTCCTACGCTGTTGCGACCGTCGCGCGGCCTCGTCGGCTGCGCGTTCGAGGCGAGCCGCCTCCGCTTCGTACCACGCATCCGTGCCGCGTTCATGCGGTGCGGGGCGCTTGTCCGGAATGTGCTGCGCCGTGGCCAGCATGAGAGACGGCACGAAGTCGCAGTGCCGGCCATCGCCTCCGGTCGGCAGGTCGAGCCGCACGCCCTGCATGGTCGTGGTGCGCTTCGCCCGGAGCACGTCCTCACGCAGCACCGGGTGCGGGTGCATCTCGAGCCGGCCCTCGAGCAAGTCCGCGCGGAACCTCGCGGCCTGCTCCCACCTGTCACGCGCGGGCGTCATGCGGGGGTAGAGCGTCAGGCCATGCTGCTGCGCGAGCTCCTGCAGCGGGTCGGCGCTCCACTGGTCGCACCACACCGTCGCCACGCGGTAGCGCGCTGCGATGGCCGCGATCTCGCGCAGGATCTCCGAGGCCGAGAGCGGAGCGTTGCGCGAGCCGATCCATTCCCGCGCCAGGTCGATGCGGCGCTTCTCGCCGTGGCGGCTCATGACGATCAGCGTCCACGCGTTGCCTCGCGTGCCGGCGTCCATGGCGGCCACGTACGAGCGCAGCGGGTCGGGCTCGAGGTCGCCGGCCTGCCTCGTCGCCGCGGCCAGTGCGTCAGGCGGAACGAGCGCGCTCTCCGGCGCCGCAAACTCGGCCGCGCAGTCCACGCGGTACGCGTCCGGGTCGCTGGCCTTGAGCTCGTCCATGCGCTCGGGCGTCCAGTAGACCGGATTCATGGCCCAGCCTGGAGCGCGCACGACGACGCGCTGCGCGGTCGGCTTTCGCCAATTCTCTTGCACCTGCTCGAAGATCGGACCGAAGGGTGCCCACGGGCTGCCGATGGAAATGAACTGAGCGCCAGGGCGCAGGCGGCCGAGGATGACGCGCCGCGTTTCGTCGAAGTTGGCGACGGCCTCGCCTTCGCCGGCCATGCGGGGCGCCTCGTCGACGATGACGCCGGCCATCCAGCGCGCGATGAGGCTCGATCCCGCTCGCTTGCCTGCCACGGTGCAGATCTCGATGGGCCGGCCGCTCGGGTGATAGAGCTTCAGCGAGTCGGCCTTGGGCTCCTCGACGAGAAGCTCGCGGAGCACCGGAGAGGCTAGCACCGTGCCCGTCAGGTGCTGGTGCGCCACCTGCGCGAGATCGAGGTCGAGGCTCAGGATCGGCACGCGCGGCACCTCGCCGTGGCCGAGGCCCTCGAGGTCGACCGTCTGCGTCATGCGGATGGCCGCGGCTGCGGACAGCATCGTCTTCGCGGAACGGATGGCCGCCACAATCGTCACCTCGCGAGGCCGGACGCCCACGAGCGGCGTCACGTCTCCCACGGCCTCGAGGAGCTCAGGGTTCGACGGGTCGAGCGTTGGGGCGCCGTCCACGAGGCGCGCGAGCTGGCGCTGGAGCGGCGTCGCCGTCGAGAGGCCGAAGCCCAGCCGGTGCGTCAGGAGCGATTCCAGGCTCCCCAGCACCTCGGCCCTCTGGTGCTGCCAGTACGCTCGAAGCAGAGGGGAACCTTGCGTGCTCGACGCGCGGCCACGGGAGGAGCGTGCACCCATCGCCGACCGCATCACGAATCAGCACCCCAAAAGCCGAGCACGTCACCCGCGAGACGGGAACGCGGATCGTTTCCATCATGCGCCCGTCGATGTGCACCCCACTCACGAGCCGAATCAATGCTTCCACGAATCACCTCCAAGCGCAGGCGCGTCCCGATGCCGTTGCGCCTGGCATCCTTCGACACGAAACAGAACCACGAGACGCCGCCGATCGCAGCGGCCCAGCCGAGGAGCGTGTCCTCGTCGGTCTCCGAGCAGGCCACGACGATATGCGAAGCGTTCAGCATGGCCCGCACGGTCAACGCGAGCTCCTCGCGGTCGACGTTGCGCACGAAGCGGCTTGCCTGCTTCAGCGCCGTCGCTGCCACGTAGGCCGCATCGCTCTCACGAGCTGGGCGAATGCGGATCATTCAGCCGTGCCCGTCGCCACGCGGGAGGCTCGCTCGCGGCGCGCCTTCTCCGCGATCACCATGCGCTCGAGCTCCTCGAGAGGAATGGCGTCCACCTGGGCCTGGGCGGCCTGTCGGGCCTCGCGCTGCATTCGCTCCCACGAGAGATCACGGCGGCCCCATCGGGTCACGTACTT